ATGGCTACTAAAGTTCAAGCTCCTGTTAATCCGAGTACTGAAGCGCTTCCCAGCTCTCCAGCCTCTAATGCTCAAACGAGTGCTGCGAAGTCTTCTTCTACCCAAGCTCCCGCTGGAGATACCTATCAAAAAGCCGCTCAAGAATTGATTAATTACAAATCATCACCCTTGCTTTCAGGGGCGAGTAAGATTTTTACCGATGGGGTTGTTTTTCCCGCCCATTTGCTCGATACAAAAGATGCAACTAATGATGCCAAATATTTAAGACTGATCGCTGCGGTGATGGGTTTTGATGAGATTGAGCGTTATTTTAATACGACCGAAACGGAAGAAGAGACGGTGAAACGCCTAAAAAAGACGAAACGTCAGCAAGACGAAGAATCTTCCTCGAAAGGCGAAGAATCCCCGGAAGAAGATCCTGAAGCAGATTCCTAATCTCAAAATTAATGGACAGAGGCGGAATCGAACCGCTCTGGTCACGTAAAATCAGCTACTTACCTTAATTCACCTAAAAATTTGAAATCCAAAAAGATTTGGAAAAAAAGTTAACCAAATCAATGGGTTCGTCTGTCTTCGTTATCATAGGTCAAAGAAGGCAGATGAGGGTCATGGTCACCAGGTGGTCACCACAAGTAACCGATTGGTTACTATGTTTTGGTGGAAGGGGGCGGTGGAATCAATGAGGTATTTTAGAATAAAAAACTGGGAAAAATTTCAGCATTATTCAGAAAGAAATCCTCCATGGATAAAACTGTATAACAATCTTTTGGACTCATACGAGTTCAGTCAATTATCTGACGCGTCAAAAGGTCACCTTGTTGCTATCTGGTTGCTAGCAAGCCGCTCCAAAAACAAATTGCCATGGGATGAGAAGTGGTTAGCCACCAAAATTAGCGCATCTTCAAAAATAAATCTCACTCAACTTCTTCAATTTGGATTTATCGAGGAAATTCAAGCGCTTCCGTCAACCGAAAGTGATGCTAGCAACACGCTAGCAAATTGCGAGCAAAATGCTTGTCTAGAGACAGAGACAGAGAGAGAGGGAGAAAAGACATTGTCGGGCAAGCCCGACGAAAAAACTCAGTTAAAACAAAACGCAAGGGAAATACTTAGTTTTTTAAACACGAAAACTGGGAGGTTGTATCGACCTGTCGAGGCAAATCTCGGCTTGATTGAATCTCGGCTCAAAGATGGGATTGGCTTCCAGGACTTGAAAAGCCTGGTAGCCAAGAAATGCCGCGAATGGTTACCGGACGAAAAAATGTCTGCCTACTTGCGCCCCGCCACGCTGTTTAACAAAACAAAATGCGAGCAATACGTGGGCGAGCTTTACCGAGAGGAGGTGCCCCATGGCGTTTAAAGAATGCCCTGAATGCGAAAAGGTCTTCAGCGGGCACAAATGCGGGTGTGGATACGGTGCCCAAAAAGTCTGGACTAAGCAAATTCATCCCGATTCTTTGAAGTGCATTTGGCAAGACAAAAACGGGCGATGCCAGAATGTGGGAACGATTGCAGACAACCCATACGAAGGCAGCGGTGAGCAGCCAGATCAACGAAGGTTTTATTGTTCTTGGCATTACGAGTGTCTCAAAGATTCTGAGTTTGTAAGAGACAAACAACAGGTCGATGAATATTGGAAAAAAATTAGCTCGTATAGGTCAGGAGTGACTTTGAACAGGTATTAAGCGGAACAGGAAACAGAAAGATGAGTTTATGACTTTGAAATTATTTCACCCGGTTAATCCATGCACGATGAGCGGATTGATGGTTACAGTAAAAGACGCATTCGGAAGCAAAAAATGCCCGCGATGCGGGAGAGAATTGGAACTAAAAAAACAAAGGAAGCCAAGCGATGAAGTTGAAAGAGTTTAAAGTCGAACCAATCGGAAAGCCGCGCATGACCCAGCGCGATAAATGGAAAAAACGTGAGTGCGTAGAGCGATATTTCAGTTTCAGAGATCGCGTTCGACTTCTTTCCTGTGGGTTCAAAATGCCGGAAGCTGGTTATCACCTGAAGTTTTTTATTCCGATGCCTTTATCTTGGAGCAAGAAGAAAAGAAGCGAGATGGTCGGGAAACCTCATCAAGCGAAACCGGATAAAGATAATCTTGAGAAAGCATTCTTGGACGCTGTTTGCGTCGATGACGCTTACGTGTGGGATGGCCGAGTCAGTAAATATTGGAGCAACCATGGGAAAATAACAATCGAATGGGGTAAACATGATTGAATCTTATCCTCTTTATTGGCCTGAAGGAAGACCTCGGAATAGATATAGAAATCATGCCAGGTTTGACACTACATTTGGCGGTGCTCGTGATGGACTTGTTCAAGAGTTGTGTCGCTTAAACGCTTCCGAAATAATTGTTTCTACCAATATTCCTGTCAGAAGAGATGGATTGCCCTACGCCACATGTAAAGAGCCTCTTGATCCGGGTGTGGCCGTGTATTTCACCTACAAAAAGAAGCAACACTGTTTCGCCTGCGATCAGTGGCTGACTGTCAAAGATAATATCCAAGCAATTCGTAAAACAATTGAAGCCCTTCGAGGAATAGCACGCTGGGGTACCGGGGACATGATGGAGCAAGCCTTTCGAGGATTTGAGGCTTTACCTGTTCCTATGGAACTGCGTGAAAATTGGCGACATGTCCTCGGTGTTAAAGACCAGGCTTCATTGAGTGAAGTAAAAGAGGCTTATCATTTGCAAGCTCGAAAATATCACTCAGATCTCGGAGGAAGTGAAGACGCCATGAAAAAAATTAATTGGGCTTATGAGCAAGCCAAAGAGGAAATGTGCGCATGAACAAGAAGCAGACAGAGCAAGCTCTCGAAGAATGTAAATCGGTCTTCAATGCTTCTAATTGCCCATTCTCGGAATATGAGATGGAATTTATCGATAGCGTTGAAGACCAATTCCTGACTCGAGGCAGGCTCACTGAAAGACAATGCGAAAAATTACAGAAAATTTGGGACAAAATTTAAACTTCCGAAAATTATTTCGGAAATAAACAAGGAGAAAACATGGACAGTGCAATTGCGGAATCCGCTATGAAAGCCGGATATGCAAGAGAATTTAATTTTAAGGAGAATATCGAGTCTGAAATTCAATCTCTCGAAACTCGACTTAATAATCTCAAAGAATTGAAAGAGATCATGGATAGTGAACCAAAACTAGCAAGAGCCCTTGAAATTATTCGAAGCAATGGGAGACTTTATTAATATGGAACAAAAGTTAGAAGCAACAAATGAGCTAGATGCGGATGGAAACCCAACTGGAGGATGGGTCAGTGGAACTGGAATTGATATTCATTGGCAAGACGGCCCCCTCGGCACGGGAGCGGACAGAAAAGAACCCAGTGGAGCTTTTGTTGAAGGGGTTATTCAGGCCGCCATTCAGCGCCTGGAATTTTTTCAAGAAAGCAAATTCAAGTGTCGTGAAAACGCTTTAGCGATCACAAAGCTTGAAGAGGCGCTCCATTGGCTGAACCATAGAACCAAAATGAGACAAGATCGTGGCGTCGAAGGGACGCATGAAGCTTAAAATACTCACCCCATGCCGTGCAAACTGTATGGGGTGATTGCTGCGGAGTAGAGAAGTGGCATCTCGTCTGGCTCATAACCAGAAGCACGCTGGTTCAATTCCAGCCTCCGCAATATGAATATTATACCATTACAAATTAGAGTCATGACTCCATTAAACCAGGGGCCAGTTGAGTATTATCCGAAAACAGAACTCGAAGTGTTTCAGGCTTTGGATAAATTTCAAATGGCCAGGGAAATGGATCAGTTCAATCGATCAATGAAGCCCGAGCCAAAGATTATAGAAAACACATCGCTCTGGGATGAGTTCCTAGAGTGGGTAGAGTCCATCTTTTAAAAGAAAGGAGAATGGTGATGGCGATTTATCCTGATTATTCATATCAATTGATGAATTCTTCATTGACTCAAGCAGTTGAGCAACAAAGATATATTGAAAGAAAATTTCTAGATTACCAACGTTATAAACAGTCAAGCCCCGTTCTAAATTATGCGCTACCACAAGAATCTAAGGAAATAGAATTTAATAACAATCTCTTATTATTGGAGGACGTATGATTTTAAAGCCCTACAAGGAAATACTAAAAATGGCCAAAGAGAAAGTAGATGAAGCTTTGGCCCCAGTTCGAGCGGCAAAGGCAAAGAAGCAAGCAGAGCTTAAGATTGCTGAGCTTGATGAAAAAATGGCCACTCTGGAAAACAAAATATTTGAGATGTGTTCCAGTAAAGATATTGATTTCGATTCCATCATCAAAAGCCAGGATGAATACGCATTGATGGAACGAAGAAAAAAACAATTCGGGAAAATTATTCATGAAATGTTTCCGGAGAATTAATGACTCTACATTGGCCTCAAGTTACAATTCTGATTCTTCAACTTCTTTCTTTAGGAATAGCCCTTGGGAGAAGCGGCCAATCTAAAAATCAGAATTATAATTTTTTCACGGAATTATTTAACGTTGGCATTACCCAGGGACTTCTATTCCTTGGAGGATTTTACAAATAGTTTCACCAAAAAGGAGAATCATTATGGCAACACCATATATTTGCACAACTCTCGATGAAGCCTGCGCTTGGTTGGATGAGAATCCGGGAGGAATGGTTACTGTCAGCAAAGACGGAAAACATCCGCAGGGCATTTCAACTAAAGCCGAAGCAGTAGCTTACTTCGCGAGTTAATGGATTCACCTCAGAGCAGCGGTGTGGACAGTGACACACAAAGACAGCCAAACAACGAGACACCTGAGGTCAAGGTATGAAGTCTCTGGAAATCTTTGGTTAGACTTTAGATTAAATGTCTGCGGTAAGGAGACCGGATAATCCGCTAGTAGGTGCAATTCCTACCTGCTCTTGGGATGATTTTTATAAGGAAATGGGATGAAAGAAAATAAAGTAAAAATTGGGTTAACAGGAAACACAATACCTAAATGCAAAGGTAAATTTAACTATTATTTTACAGAAGGTGGGCCTCCAACTGACGTGCGTTATTACATGGAACATGATTTTCCAAAATTAAAATACACTGAAGCATTAAAAAAAGTACGTTGTCGAAGATGTGGAAAGGATTCTCAATGAGCAGATTTTCGCGTGAAATAGTTCCAGCTGGAATCGGTGTGCTTGTGGATGATATGGACGAGGTAAAATCCATAAATGGTGAAATGTATATTGAGCTTAATCAATATATTTCATTGCAGTTTGAAAATCGCAAACTTCTCGAAGAGAACCGAATCTTGAGGGAGGGGTTGGTTAAAATTGAATATGAAACAGGTGATAGTGACGTTGAATTGTTAGCCACAGAAACCCTCACCAAAGCAGATGAGGTTGGGAAGGGGGAGGGATGAAATGGAATAGAGCACAGAGAGATTTTATTAAAGCGCGAAAGATCGTCTCAAACTCCGGACGTAAAAAGTTGATTATTGAGGCGAATGAAGAAGAACTAAAAAAACTTGGATTTAAAACTAAAACCGTCCACCGAGGAACAATTCGAGGATTAACGTATAATGGAATTGAAAAAATGCCAAACGATGAATGGTTTAAGGTCATTTTAAAAACAAAGAAAGGAAAACAAAGTGAACGATCAGGCAGAAAATAAAGTAGTCGAGATGCCACAAAAAAATATCGACCCGAACCAAAGAATATCCGCTTTGGAGGAAGAAAACCGACAGATGATTGAAAGAATCCAAAACAGTGAAAGGAACGCTCAAGTTTTAGTGAACATGGTTCTTGCCGCCCTGGGAATTCAACTGAACATTCTTGGGGATGGCCGTGTAGAATATAAAGTGATTTCTCCAACGAAAGAAGGAGGTGGGATTCTTGCCAAACTATTTTTTGACGTTGGGCATTTAAAAAATGTCATCAAAGGATCTCCAGCTCTTTTTAACGCTAGAGGTGAAAGAGTGATAGCTCAGAATAACTAGGAAGAATAATTATGCCATCGGGAAGACCCACAAAACTGACACCCGCTGTTAAAGAAGAAATTTGTAAAAGAATTGCTGAAGGGGATTCTTTAGTATCGATTCTCAAATCCCATTCTAAGTTTCCGGACTACTCAAATGTTATCAGAGCGATTCAGAAAGATGAACTATTTCGCAAGATGTACGCGCAAGCCAAGGAAGATCAAGCGGATTATCTTGCTGAGGAAATATTGGAAATTGCGGACGATGGAAAAAATGACTGGATGGAAAATAATGACCCGGACAATCCAGGGTATAAATTCAATGGGGAACATCACCAAAGATCTCGTTTGCGTGTTGATACTCGTAAATGGATCGCTTCAAAATTGAAGCCCAAGAAATATGGAGAACGCGTAACTTATGCTGGAGATGAAAATACTCCACTTGGAGTTATCGTTTATCCATCCAAAAAACAGCCAGGAGAAGCATGACATTGCAAATTGCCTGGAAACCGCACCCAGGGCCTCAAGAAGAAGCGTTACGAAGAGGAGAGTACGAAATACTCTATGGCGGTGCCCGAGGGGGAGGAAAAACCGATGCTGGGCAGGTATGGCTCGTTGAACCTGATTACATAAAAAATTCGAAGTATCGGTTTTTAGTTTTAAGGAAAAATGCCAAGGATTTAAGCGACTGGATTGATAGAGCGAAGCATCGGTATTACCCACTTCGAGCTGAATTTGTTGGCAAAATACCAGAGATAAGATTTCCATCAGGGGCTATTGGCAGAGCTGGTCACCTGAAAGACAAGAATGCATTTGAGCAGTACATCGGACACGAATATCAAAAAATACTTCTCGAAGAACTAACTTTGATTCCATCAGAAGAATTTTATCAAAAGGTCATAACTTCTGCCCGCTCTACTGTTCCAGGTCTTATCCCACAAGTTTTTGCCACTACGAATCCAGGAAACGCTGGTCATATTTGGGTCAAAAATCGTTTCGTCAAGCACGGCAGCATGGTTCCTTATTTCGATCCAGAAACTAAAAAATGGCGTATCTACATTCCCGCCAAAGTGACAGATAATCCTACTATCATGGAGAACGATCCTGGGTATCTTGATATGCTCAATGGTTTACCTGACAAACTCCGTAGAGCTTGGAGGGATGGAGACTGGGATGTGTTTGAGGGCCAATTTTTCGACACATGGAACGAACGCGTTCATGTCTACGAACCATTTCGCATTCCGAAGGAGTGGCCTCGAATTCGGAGTATAGACTGGGGATATTCTGATGCCTTTTGTTGTTTATGGGCTGCAATTGGCCCGGACAATCACATTTGGGTTTATCGAGAGTTTTATAGAAATAGACTTACAGATTCGGAGTATGCTGAAACGATTAATGGTCTTTCAAAGTATCATGATGGAAGTGATGAACGAATTGATTACACCGTTGGAGATCCAATATCATTTTGGACGAAGAACCCGGAGACCGGCGTGGAGCGGGTAGAAACTTACAACCTAAATGGGATTCCTATTCTTAAAGGGGATAATTCGCGGGTGAATGGTTGGGGACGAGTAAGGGAATATCTTCAACTGAGAGAATATCAAGGTGGAATGAGCGCATGGCTACATATTTCACGCGAGTGTAGACATTTAATCCGTACCCTTCCCGCCCTAGTGCATGACGATCACGTAGTTGAAGATGTGGCCGATGGAATGGAAGACCATGCTCCGGATGCCCTTCGATTACTTCTCCAGTCACGCACTCCAAATTTTCCTACAGGTCAAAAGCGTTATCGAAATAATATTGAGGCTGCGCTTGCGCAAGCCGAACGAAACGAGAAGAAGGGGGTCGATTTATGGAGGTAAGGGAAGGAACTATGTTCTTAGTGGGGTGGAAAGAGTTTGCTCGTGCCAGCGGATTTCATGTTAGGACGTTGAAGCGTTGGCATTATGAGCTAAAACCAATTCCATTTCAGAAAACTTCACCGAATCCACGGGGAAAGAACTTCATCACCATTGAAGAATTTAAACATTGGCTGAGTTCAATCCCATTCGCCACCATAAGAGCATCACGGCACCCCTAAGACGCCATCTCTGAGCTTATTGAATCCACCTGTAATATGATTAGGTGGCCACTTCCTTACAAGACCAATACAAACTTTGGCAGAATCGTATTGATGCAGGCAAAAAATGCTTGGATGATGACGCCAAGGATTGGAAAAAATATGAGTGCGCATATGAAGGTGAGATCTTAAGGCCAGAGCAATCCGATTTTAGTGAGCATCTTTACAGTGTTAATCTTCAATACGTTGATGTTCGCTCCTCTACTCCTAAATTCTACTCTCAAAATCCCTATCTCTACATTGATCCAAAAACTCCGGAAGCTGACCTCAATGCCGAAATTATGGAGAAAGTGGTTAATGGAAAGCTTGATGACTGGAATCTTAAAGCTCGAATGGATTCCCTTATTAAGAGCTGTAAACTCAAAGGCAGAGCCTATCTCAAGACTTCTTATAAGTTTGATAAAGATAAAATTGGAAGAGAGTATGTGGGGGATGAGCCGAATGATGAGATATCCATCCAGTTTGTTTCGAGGGAGAATTTAATCATCGATCCTAATGCTCCTTCTTTTGAACAGAGGCGATGGGCCGCTCACCGTATTAAAGCTCCTATTGCTGACATTAGGGTCAAATTTAAATTGAAAGAAACTGACCAGCCCTCAGTGGAAGAAGAAAAAGAGCTAACAGAGAAATTGCCACAAGAGGAGAAAGAAGATTTTCAGTTTGGAACTTACTACGAGATTGAAAATCTACAAGATCGCACTCTCGCTATTATCGTAGAAGGGGTCGATCGATGGGCGGTCAAGCCCTACAAACATCCGTATAAATATTATTCGATGTACGATGCTTTAGAATGGAACGAAATCCCAGGCAGGCTTGATACAAAAGCAGATCTCCATTTTTGGTGGAAGCAACTTATTGAACTTGCTGAGAGTAAAACGCAGCAAGTAAATCATCGGAGAAAGCTTAATGCCAAGTATAAGAAAATAGGCGGCAAACAACTTACAGATGAACAAATAAACAAGCTTACTTCTTACAAAGATTCAATCGTAGTTGAATTAGATGCGGGGCAAGATGTTATTCCTTTTCAACATGCTACCATTGGTCAGGAAGCTTATCTCGGAGAACAATCCACTCGCCAAGACTTAACTGTTATTTCCGGAATGAATGAGATGAAGCAAGGGCTTCCTCAAGTCCAAAAGACTGCCCGTGAAGCCATGGCAATTGTAGCCGAATCTCAAGATGTGTTGGGTTACCGCACCGGTAAAATCGAAGAAGTAATCAAAAAAGTAATCGAAAAGTGTATTTGGCTCATTCAAAAGTTCTATGACGCTACCCGAGTAATGGATTTGACTGGGATGGAAGAGGTCGAGTTCCTTGGTTTCAAAGATAAATATAATTCTGAAAAAAATGATCGCCTTTTAGGTAATTTTCGACGTCCTTTTTTGAAATTTGTTGGCACCGAACTTGTTGGGAAGATGCGAGTAAAGGTGAAGGCTGGCTCTTCTATGCCTCCGAATGAGGCGCAGCGTAAACAGGACTTGAGTGAATTGTTTTCAATAGCTGCACAAAATCAAGTTGTCATGCAGGCTATTGACCCGAAGGAAGCTCTTAAAGAATTGGCCAAAATACTACACGTCGAAAATAAAGGGATCATCATCGATCCTAAATCTCCTGAACAAGAAAATTCTCTCTTAAAACGAAATATTCCGGTCATGCCTCATATGAATGAACCGCATGATGACCACTTGGCTACTCATCTAAGGGAGAACAACAACACTCCAGCATTCATCATGCACATATTTGCGCATCACGTACTTAAAAGTTTTGTTCAACGGACTCAGCCTGCCGAGACTGGGCCTACTTCAAGGCCTTCAGGGAACGAAGAGCTAAGTCAGGAAAATATTAGTGGAATGCCGCAGGGGTCTTCAGTGCCACCTTCGGCTTTACCACAGCAACCTGGAGCAGAAGCGTTTAGCTCTGCTCCTCAATCGGTAGCTCCCCCCAAAGGGATGTTGCCTAATTAAGGAGAAGAAAATGGCAGACGAACTTAATCAGCCCGCCAGCAGTCAACCTGCAACTCCCACTTCTGTGAGTGCAGGGCCTAACGGGGCTGGGAAGCCATCCGAGCCGGTAGCCACGCCTGGTATGACGTCTAGTCAACAGAATGACTACTACAACAAAACCCAACAGCTGGCGCAAGAGCGTCGTGCTTTCGAAGCTGAACGAACAGCTTGGGAGAGAAGTCGGAATCAAGGCAACCCATCTTATCCTCAAGGTCAACCTCAAGGATATGGACAGCCCCATCAACCCCAAGGTTATCCGCAAGTACAGCCTCAGGGAATTCCACAATCTCCTAACCCGAATGATCCAGCGGTTTTTAAAAGCTTGGTCGATCAGTTTGGTTACGATGGCGCGGCAGCAATGCACCAGGCATTCAATTCAATTACGCAGCCGGTTCAACAGCAGATTGCCCACGCTCAGCAACAACTTGTTCAAACCCAGGTAATGACTCTTAAGTCACAGATCAGTGCCAAGGGAAAAGAGTTGTACGGGCAGGAATGGAACGGAAAATCTGACCAGGTGATGGATAAGATCATGCAATATGGATGCCCTCTTGAAGAGGCATGGGCCATTGTCAATGCAAATTCAATGAGACAGGCAGGGACCGATGCAGCTTATCAAGCACAACAAGCAAAAGAGGCCGCAAATGTTTCTCAGCAAACAGTTGCCCCTACTAATGCTCAGCCTCAGATAAATTCGTTCGGTGATGCCTTTGGTTCAGCTTGGAAACAACATTCTGCTTAAGACTGGCTCCTAAACAGGAGCAATTAAAATGTCAGTACCAAATTTAGAAGCGATCGCAACTACGACGCTTAAAAACTATAGAAAGAAGTTTGCTGATAACGTCAGCAATGGAAACGTTCTTTTAAAATATATGCAGACGAAAGGAACCATCAAGACTTCGGGTGGGGATACCATCGTCGAAGAGTTGATGTATGCAGTGGGCAATGGCGGTTCCTACAGCGGAGCAGATACTATGACGGTTACAAGACCAGAAGGTATCTCTGCTGCCGAGTATAATTGGAAATACGAGTATGCCACCGTCACCATAGAGGGAACCGAAAAAGTCCGAAACTCTGGCCCTGAGAAAATTCAATCCCTTATGGAAGCCCGAGTTAAGCAAGCTGAAATTACGATGTCCAATCGCTTAGGAACCATTATCTACGGAGATGGAACTGGAAATAGCGGCAAGGACATTTTGGGATTAGCTGCTTTTTGCGACACTTCTCCTACAACCGGAATCTTAGGAAATATCAATCGTGCGACTTATACGTGGTGGAGAAATTACGTTAATGCTTCGGTCGGTTCCTTTGCCAGTAACGGACTTACTGCAATGGGAACAGCAGTCAGGTCTTTAACACGTGGCAACGATCGCCCCAAAGTGATCGTCTGTGGTAACACTGTGTTTGGATATCTTGAAACCGTTGCGAATGGTCGTGCGCAATTTATGAATCCGGAACTTGCAGACCTTGGTTTCCATGGTTTGAAGTTTGAAGGAATCGATGTTCTCTATGATCCCCAGTGTACTGCGGATAGAATGTATTTTTTGAATACGGACTATCTCCACCTTCGTGTGCACCAAGATGAGAACTTCTCAATGGGTAAGTTTGTCGAACCCGCAGATCAAAACATCCTTGTCGCCAAGATTCTTTGGGCAGGTCAGATGACCGCGTCGAATTGTCAGTTACAAGGTGTGTTGGCTGGTTTCTCAGCTTAATTAAGAAAGGAACTTAATATGACTATTGAAGTTGCAAAATTATACAAGGAATCTGCGGTGAATCGAACGGGATGGCATACTACTCTCGATGCTTCAGATTCTACTCCTCAAGAAGGAAAAGGAGTGGTTCGCTGGACGTACGACTCTGTGTTTGGATACCGAGGTTTTCAGTATGTTCGATTCGATCAATCCGGTGGAGCGACAAAGGACAATATCTGTTCTTACCGTGGTAATATTTCCGTGGCTGGAACCGGCACCGGCACTACCACCACTATAGTTGCTGCGGGTCTCACCGCTGATATTTTGGTGGATGGGATTATTAACTGCTTGGATGATGCAGGCGCGGCCGGAGCCGCACCTGAAGGTGAGACTGGTCGAATTGTTAAAAACTCTACCACTCTTATAACCATAGATTCCAACGATGCTTTCTCAGCAGCGACGGCAACATCGGACACGTTCCGTGTGCATTTGCCTTGGGCTGTGGTTGATGCAGCTTCTGGCGATACAAGTGCTGTTGTTTCCGGTGTCGTGATGGCGAACCAAACCCAATATTATTGGGGATGGGTACAGTTCTTTGGATTCCATCCAACTGTTGCAGCGGTTGCAGCAGGGACGACTATTACTGGGTCCAGAGATTTGATCGCGTCTACTAACGTAGTGACGAACGGATCAACCTCTGCAATCGAACTTCGCATTGGTTATGCCCCTTTCCAACTTACCACTGATACAGTGTTAAGAAAGATCGCAATGTATCTCAATTGCGGTTTTGCAAAGAAAGTTGGCGCATCCGCTTAATTATCTGGGGTGGGGAGAAATCCTCACCCCTTATTTTTTTGAAGGAGAATTATGGCGATTGATTTTGTGAAAAATCCAAATCCTGAACAAGAAAAGAAACCAAAAATAGATTTTTATAAACCAGATCCGGAAGAGGAATACCAAAAAGATAAGGCGAAACTTGAAGCAGATAAGGCCGAATTTGAAAAAGCAAAAGCTGTTGCTGTAAGCGAAAATAAACCAAAACCATTTCTGAGAAAGAAAAAAATAAATGAATCTGTCGGAAATAGTCAGCAACGTTAAGGCAGAACTTCATCCCGCGACCGATATTAGCACTCTGATTAAACGGTGGGCAAATCGTGGGCAGAAGAAGTTTTTAGTGATGGCCAATCATAAGTTTTCTTGGATGACTCTCACTAATTTGACCCTTACTACAATCGCAGGTCAGAATGAATATGCCTTGTCTCCTTTGGTGGATGTCGCAAAAGTTATTGTTATTACCGATCGGGTGTCTCCGAGAAAAATACATGTCATTAGCCGAGAAGAATTTTTAGAAAGAGTTCCAAACCCTTTGGACACATCTGGAGATCCAACAATCGCTTACTTGTCTGGCTTTACTCCTATTAATATTCAGCCCTCCTCTGCAAGTGTGCTGGCTTTAGTGTCTTCATCACCATCGGATACCAGCCAAGTAGTCAAAATCGAAGGCTTGAGTTCGGCTGGAGTATTGATTGGAGAAGAAGTGACGCTCAATGGCACGACCCCTGTTTCCACTACAAATTCTTACGCCAGAATTTTGAATAGATCCAACAATGGTTTCCTTAGTGGGATTCTGACTATTACCTCAAATTCTGGCGCTGTTACGAATGCAGTTATCAGCCCCCGATCTAGACAGGGAATGTATCCTAAACTCGTGCTTTATCCCACACCGGCAGACGCTAGAACACTTTATTATGATGCTTATATGAGATTGCCGGAATTGGTGAATGATAACGACACAAGTCTTCTCCCGGAAAATTATCACGATGCCATTGAGAACTATTGTCTTTATCGAGGGTATCGACACAAAAAAGATTATCAAATGGCAGGAGAAGCAAAACAAGCTTTTGAACAAACTATAAGCCAGGCAGTGCTTGATGATCGAGGCCCTCAAAGAGAGATTGTTTTTCAAGATTATAGACCAGGAGCTGATTTGCCAAGAGGCAATCTTCCAGGAAACTTTCCGAGGAGTTACTAGTGGGAATGGAAACAACGACAAGTCCTATCTCATTTGGTAGCTTCAGAGGCTTAAATACCAAGCTTTCTGAAATTTCTATTTCTCCGCGTGAAGCAAGCTCACTACAAAATGTAGAGCTTACCCGCGAAACAATAGATGTTCGGGCGGGAAGTGATCTTTTCTCCACAACTCAACTTGTCGAAGGTGGAGTCGCAAAGGCTGTTACTGGAATATTTCAAGGAGTGATTTCATCGAACGTTTATCAAGTAATTACAGGGGGCACTAAAGTTTATTCGATGAGTAGCGGAGGAGTGCTGACCGACATTACAGATGTTCTTGTTTTATCAGATAGCCCAAATTATTTGTTCAGTTTCGAAAGATTTAAAAATAGCAGCGGCAACGATATTTTAGTGATGGCTAATGGAGTGAATCCTCCGATCAAATGGACAGGCTCAGGGGATGCAGCGGCTTTAGGTGGAACGCCCCCTGCAAATTTCAAACATTTACTAGTTAGGAAGAACAGACTCTTTGGTTCCTCCGGGGAATTTGTATATCATTCTGCTCTTTTAAATGGCGAATCTTGGGACGCATTAAATTGGGTAAACAAATTCAGTACCAAGGGACTCTATACAAACGAAGTTACCGGTTTAGTAGAGTACGGCGATAATATTGCCATCTTTAAAGAAGATGGAATATTTTTGTTTTCGGGAGAAAATTTTACAGATGGATACACTCAGCGCGTTGTTACTGGCGATGGGTGCATGTCAGGTTACTCGCCTGTTGAAATTCTTTCTCGCCGCTATGGAAACATTATCATATTCGTCAATCGTAATAATGAATTAAAGGGATTCAATGGGACTAAAGACTTAATTTCTATTTCAGATCCTATCGATAATACCCTTCGAGGGTTTGTGCAGAGTCGTTCAAAATATGTTTCTGCCGTAAATTATCGATCAAAAAACCAATATTACTCCGCTTTCACTTCTTCCGGAACTACTCACAATAAAATTATTGCTTACGATTATTATTTAGACGCAGTCGATCCAGCTCAGGATGTGCCGGAAAGCACAATGCTAGTGCATGATGGGATTAAGGCAAATTGTTTAGCGGTGATGGATGTGGACGGCTCAGAGAAGCTTTACTCCGGCACTTACGATGGATGGGTTTTAAAACACGGGTCATCTGATACGGATATTTTACGGGCCGCTGAAATTAAGAACGATGGCCTTGGTTGCAGTAGAACATCCAATGTAGTCACCATAACCACTTTTGCTCCACATGGATTTAGTGTCGGTGAAACAGTAATTATTTCAGGAACATTTTTAGTAAGTGGAGCGACTTCATTTGACGGTACTTTTACCATTCTGAGCGTTCCCACCAATGATACCTTTACATATGCACAAACAGCGGGAGATGGGACGGGAGATAGCGGAGTTGCAAAGCAAACGATATCTATTTCTGCCCACTGGCAATCTCGTAAAGAAAGTTTTGGAAGTGCAGCTAAGCAAAAGCTCTTAAATGATTTTAATCATGTCACGAATCCTTCCAGTTTAGGGCAAATCAAAACAACAGTTGTTACCGAAAGTGGACAAGGTGAGAAAACTTCCACTGTGAGTCCTACTGGTTCTACCTTCGGTTCTAGTTCGATTTTCGGTGTAGCTACTTTTGGCGGTGGCGGAATTACTTATACGCGAGTTGAGTTTGATATGGGGCTTTCTCTGAATCCTCTTTATGGCCGGTATTTTAAAGTGAGATTCGACAATGTGAGTGGAAATCGTTTTAGTCTCGAAGAATATATTATGGGAATTACTGATGAAGGTTATCAAGCGGAGTATGCAGCATGAGTTCGATTCCTGCACCTAGAAAAACCGGCGATCAGAGGATGGATGATTTTTTTAATTGGGTTTATACCGTTCTGTCGAATGGTTTTATTCCTAAGATAACCAATGTGGCTACGAGCTATACGGTTCTTCCTGGTGATTTTTATGTGGGTATCACAAGTACAGCGGCGGCTCGAACTATGACTTTACCGCCAATAGCTTCATTGCCAGCTCGTAAAGTTTTCATCTTTAAAGATGAGAGCGGCGGAGCGGGTACGAATAGTATTACGATTGATGGGAATAGTGCTGAAACAATTGATGGAGTGACTACAAAACTTATTAATTCAAACTATGGATTCTTAAGAATAATTAAAAATGGTTCTAACTGGTTTACATGGTGAGGTGAAAAAATGAGTGTTCCAACAGATCCCGGGGCGTCGTTACTAGACAACAACAATGTCCCTATCAACAATCAAGGAGCTACTGGTTTAGCTCAACGATTTGCCAATCTCTACAACATGTTCAATGCGGGCGTAGGCTTCGATAATATGAAGCTGGGCGACGATTTTGATTGGACAGGCACTCACACTTTCAGATCTACAAAATTAAAAGTGAGAAGTTCTGGAGCTGCATTCGATTTAATTTTTGCAGTTGCCACCGCATTTACGGCAAACCGCACCTTTACTTTAGATTTGGGTGATGCGAGCAGGTCTTTAACCTTAGGAGGAAACGTTGCGCTGGCTGGAGCGCTCACAACCGCCGGGGCCTTAGTAACCTCAGGAGCCTTTTCGATTACTCTAACGGCCACAGCCAACACCAATGTGACCCTTCCCACAACGGGAACGCTTGCAACCTTAGCTGGTTCCGAGACATTCACAAACAAAACTATTACAGCTCCGATAATTACAGCGCCAAAAGTGACAACTAGTTCATTCTCTAATTTAGGGAATTCAGGCACTGGAACGATAACGGCAGATCTAACTACCGCGAACACATTCAAAGTAACTGCCACTGGAAACTTCACGTTGGCCTTCTCTAATCCAGGCGCGAAACAAAAATTCACTTTGATTATTCAACAAGACGGTACGGGTTCAAGAACGGTTACTTGGCCATCAACTATCCGTTGGCTCAATGGAACTGGGGCAACCAATAGTACAACGGACGCCCCGACTCTTACCACCACAGCGAGCAAATTTGATGTCTTCACTTTTTATTATGATGACGATTTGTCGCTTTATATAGGGACAGTAGCGGGATTCAAAGGTGCGATTACTTAGAATATTTTTATTTTTGTTTTTACTCACTGGATGCGGAGCAGACTTTGAAGAACTACCGCAACCAGAGAAAGAAGAAGTTATGGCATCTAGTCAAGGGCCGAGAAGTCCAGGAACAATTGTTAATACGGTATTGTCAGGTATTGCCTGGTCAAACCCATCAAATGCGGCGGCTAGCGATGATGCTTATGCAAGCTGGTCAGTAGTGGCCGCAGGAATTACCGTTACTGATTACTTGGACGCAACCAACTTTGGTTTTTCAATTCCTCCAAATGCAATTATTAGAGGAATATTAGTAGAGGTAGAAGGCAATGGAGGCGGAGCTAATGCCATTAACGATTGCCGATTATTAAAGTCAGGTAGTTCGGTTGGCTCCAATTTAGCTACAGGAAGTTTGCCTGGAGCAGATGCTTATACAAGTTTTGGTTCAGCAACCAATTTGTGGGGTACTAATTGGACTCCGGCAGATATTAATTCAAGTGGTTTTGGATTTAGATTCCAAGGTTTAAAACCACTGATTGGTTCTCCTGCAAATCAAAATGTCGATCATGTTAGAATTACTGTTTATTATGACCCGGTAGGAGATTTGGGTTTAACTTTTTAAAGGGGTAAATATGCTAAAATTAGGAGACGTGCGCTTAGTACGTTTTGAACCAGAAGTTCATAGCATGCAAATTTATCAATGGTATTATTCTGGCGACCATCCGGAATTTTATCGCAACTTTCCAGAATGCCCTACCATGAAGGAGTTAGCAGCTCAATTGTTTGGAAAAACTTTTATGGTTTTTCGAGAAAGCGATAGAATGATTTTAGGGAAAGTAGTATATTATGAGCAGAACGAATACTCTCGAAATTTTGGAGTGGGAGTTTTGATCGATAAAAAATTTGAAGGTCAAGGGTATGGCAGTACAGCCTTCAAAATATTACTGAATTGGAAATTTAATTACTGCAATCTTTACAAAGCTAAGATGCAGGTGATGGTAAGAAATAAAAGAATTCGATCTATTCTTGAAAGATTAGGAGCTACTTTTGAAGCTCCTTTGAAAAAAGAAGTTTTCTTGGAAGGAAAGTTTCACGACATTGCGGTTTACGCAATGTTTAAGACGGAATTTAATGAGAAGTATCTAAAAGATTTTGAACCCGCCGAGCGGCGCTTAGACGCTCCTATGACAGGACAAGACCATGTCAGGAGAAGCGCCGGAACCATCGAAGCCGTACCAGGGCCCACTGTTTGGGCTTCAGGACAATGCGCTCAGTAATTTCACTCTAGGCTCGCTCATAGGCCAGCAGCAGTTAAATGCCGCAGGGCCTCAAAGTGTCTGGAATGTAGGCGCAGGCTATACGAATCCTTATAACTCTGGTTATTTATTAAGCCAAAATCCTTATCCAGCTCCTAGCACGCAACCTGCTATTGGGTCGGTTCGCCGCTCCGATGCAAGTGTTGGATTTACTTCCCAGAGCCCAACGCAAAGTACTCCTACCAGCTTTGCCACTCCTATGGGAGGTGGGCGCATTATCCCGCTTCGAGCAATGCAGCCGCAAATTCAACCCCAGCAACCTTCTTTGCAAGACGTTAGACCCGTCTACCAAACAGGATTTCAGTTTGCAGGGCAGAACATTCCCGGACAAATGGCACCGAACACTAGCGTGGGTGCTCCCGCTTTTCGATTCTATAATCCTGGTTTGGATTTTACACAAAGAACTCCCTACCAGTTTCAGAATACACCACAGATTAGTGTCGCTGATACTTATCGACCCTCCTATGACCTCGCGCGAAGGGATATTCAGGAACAAGGTAATCTTCAGCAGGAACAGATCCTAAATGATCTCAACGCGCGGGGTATGTTGACTTCTGGTGCAGCGAACAGAGCTGTTATGCTTCAGCAGCAAGAACAAGGCAGAAAAATGGCCGACTTGGCTTCTCAATATTCCATCGAGCAAGGAAAGGCCCAGCTTCAAGAAGATCAGCTCCGGCGACAAATGGAAGCGGACAGACAGCAGAGACAGGCCGAAGAAATTTTCCGTCAACAAGGAGCAACCGATCAACAGGCAAAAGATTGGGCCGCTCAATCCATTAATCTTCAGAACCTACAAGCAAGCCAAAATGTTTCGGCCGGCGATCAGTTACTTCGTCAGCAGGGGCAACAATTTACACAGGCATTGCAGGGCAGACAGCAAGGAACCGCAGAAGAACAACTTGCAAATTTAATAAGACGTCAGCCCGTCGAAGATTTGATGAAGATGTGGCAAGTTCAAGCGGGTCCTACGGGTAGTACTCCGGGGGATTCTGGCCTTATGCCTATACTTGGAAAATTAGGTGGAGCGCTCATTGGGGCGCTAATTTAAGGAGAAAACTATGGCAAACTGGGGCGCGTTTAGTGAGGGATTTAATAGCGGTTTTACACAAGCAGAGGATCGAAAACAAAAAGAAAAACAACTTCAGCAAGAGCAACTCTATCGTCTCGCTGCGCTTAAATATCAGCAAATGTTGGATGCTCAAACTCCAACTCCGGAAATGAAAAATGCCATGGGTTTTGGCTTTGGAACTACCCAAGAAGGTCTCCAAAAATATCGACAAGCTTTAGACCCGAATGCTCAGGCTGAAATGGCCTTAAAAAATCAGATGGGTGCACTGGAAAATTGGAAAGCACGCTACGGAATGTGGAAAGATCAATATGGGGCGACCACAGGTCGGCAAAAAGATTTCCAATATTTAATGTCACTTCCTGGAATGAGCCAAGAAAAAGCTCTGCAATATTTATTTCGGCCGGACATGATGACCCAGTTTATAAATTCTGGGGGGTGGGGACAATAAAAGAATGCCACAAGGTTTCCAACAATTTGATTCTATTATCGAAGAAAAGGCGAAACGTTACGGTCTTGATCCGGCAATAGTGCGTGCAGTGATTTGGCAAGAGTCACGTGGAAATCCAAAGGCTACAAGTCCAGTCGGCGCTCAAGGTCTAATGCAGCTTATGCCCGCTACAGCTAAAGACTTGGGTGTGAAAGACTCGTTTGATCCTGAACAAAATATTGATGGAGGAGTGAGATATCTCAAACAACAAATTGACAGATTTGGATTGGTAAATGGAATCGCGGCTTACAATGCTGGGCCAGGTAATGTTCAAAAATATGGAGGAATTCCTCCATTTAAAGAAACCCAAAACTACGTCAGCAATATTTTTAAAAAAATGAATGGAGATTTGGGAGAACCATCTCAAAGTATTCCTAATCTGGCTAATTCTGTACCTGAGGGCCAAAGTCCAGAATCGAGATTGAAGCAGCTCACACAATTTTTAAATCAAGGTATGGGTTCGAGTGAGTTTGCCTCCCCACAAGAAACAAAAAGATTTTTATCCGGAAGTATTCCTACAAATCCATCCGTGCCTTCGGGTCAATTCAGAGACTACGTAGAATCTAATCCAAAAATAAATGAGGCAATGAATGAATGGTTACAACCAAATAATCCGGGAACTTTTATGGATGTTCCGGTTGTGCCACCTTTTATTTCGAAGCCTTTAGCCAATACTGCTGTTGCGGCCCAGCCTGTGACACCACTGATTAATTTAAGCAAGACAGGCCAAGAAGTGGCTGGTGGAGTGGAAGATGCGTTGGCAGGTCTGGTCTCAGGATTTACTACACCTAAAAGTCTAGGAATAGGTGCAAGCTTTATGACTCCCGCAGCGCCCTATGTGGCGGCTGCTTTGTTGCCCGAAATGATTCATCAAACTTATCAATCTGGAAAGCAAGGGATTGAAGATTTAAGTCAGGGAAATTATCGAAGTGGCACGACCAATCTTACAAATGCTTTCGTGAATGGCATGATGAGTCTTGGGGGAATTAAAAGTGGCTATAAAGAATTTAAACCCCTTATTGAAAAAGGATTACAAAGCTCTCCTATTTTGGCCAGCGAAAGGGGCTCTTTTTCGACGAAGAGAATTGAGGATTCTCCCGTTCCAGAAAGTCCAGAAACTTTGACGTTGCAATTGAATTCTCTAGCTCAGGGTAACTCACGCGCGATGCTTGTGACCCCGGGTGCACAAACACCTTCAATCCCCGAAGGTTTTCAAAGCCTGCAAAGCAAAGTAGGAACTTGGATTTATGATCCTAAAAAGCTTAAGCCTTATGAGATTAAAAAATCTGTCGATCAAGGAAATTTTGGAGAACTTTTAGGATACGTAGAACCTAAGAGTCCGACTGCTACCCAAGTAGTTTCTGCGAGCCAGAATGGAATAGAAGCTAGATCCGCACTTGTTTCACCTGAAAATGTTCAAGCTCAAATAGATGTGTTTAGAAAACAATTTCCTGGTTCTGAGATTAAAGTCGGTGGAGCAAGTCAGGCCGCAGAAATTATTGGCCAGCGCGCTTTAAGAAATGTTCCTTCTGAGAGCCTACTGGTTTCTCCTCCAACGGATAACGTAATCCCTCTTAGGACACCTACTGTTTCAGGTGGAGGAACTCCTCCTGTTGAGCCTCCTTTGTTTCCTCCCGGAATGCAGGAACGTGGTTTCACTCAAACAGTGCGAGAGAGTCGAGTATCCCCGGAACCTTTAGCCGAGGGAGTGAGCGGATCTTATAATCCAATCACGAATCAGGAAACAATGGGTTTAGCCCAGCAAGCTGTAAAGGCCGATCCCATTAAAGCTAGGGACTTAGTATTGTCGAATAAAGAGCCGACCGCTGACACATATGCCATGGGCATGGAACTTATTCGTCTGAGCAATTTGAAGGGTGATTATAGTGAGTCAATTCGTATTGCGAATCACATGGCACAACAAGCCACCTCACAAGGTCAAGCTATTCAAGCTTTGTCTATGTATGACAGGCTCGGCCCGGATGGAATTTTAAGATTCGCAGCTAAACAGATTCAAGATGCTCGAGAACAATTACCAAAAGCAAAACAAAATATTTTAGAAAAAGAAATCCAGAAGCTTCAAAACTCCTCACCCAATGCTCCAGAAGAAATTTTGAGAGAGCTTGCAGCCCAAAAACTTAATTTGCCGAATTTATCTTCTGATTTTGCTAAAACTCTCACAGAGCGTGCGACTCAGATTCAAGCTATGCCAGAAGGCAGAGCCAGGGCAATCGCGACTGCGGAAATGCTTCGAGATATTGGCGAGAAAATTCCTTCTTCAATTCGAAGAAAGCTCGCTACTTTTCAAACCATTGCTCAACTCCTCAATCCAAAAACGGTTATTCGAAACGTTCTCGGAAATGCGGCTTTTTCGGTGGGTGAGAATATAAAAGATGTTGTTGCTGCCCCTCTTGATAAAGCGGTTTCGGTAATCACAGGAGAACGCACTAAGTCTTTAGAAGGATTTAACCAAGTAGGTGAGCAAATTAAGGGGTTTACCGAAGGCTTTAAGCAAGGAGTGGAAGAGGCTTGGAAGGGAATTGATATTAATCAGATTGGAGATAAGTGGGAAATCAATTCGCTAAGAAATGGGATTCCTCAAGGAAGAACATTTAAAGGTAAAATCTTAGGCAGTCTTGAACGTGTAATGAATGTGAGCTTGCGTGCTCCGGATCGTGCTTTCTATCAAGCGGCGGTCAACAAATCTTTGACTGAGCAAATGGCTCTTGCAGGAGTAGAAAAGCCTACCGATGCAATGATTACGCAGGCCCATTTCGATGGCCTTTATAAAACCTTTCAAGATGATTCGACGGCGGCACGTCTTTTCTCAGGCATTAAAAAGTCATTAAATCTAGGCAAAGAATTTGGGGCAGGGGATATCCTTCTTAAATATCCCAAAACACCTGGCAACCTTTTAACACGCTCTCTTGAATATTCTCCCGCTGGACTTGTAAAAAGCATTTTTGAAATTGGTAAAGCGGTTACAGGACAGGGGTTTGACCAAAGGGCTTTCGTTGATTCTACCGCACGCGCTCTTGTTGGAACGGGTGGGTTCACGGCTCTTGGATATTTTCTTTCTCAAACGGGCTTACTTAGAAACACAGCGGCTCGTGATCCTGACTTAAGAGCAGTAGAAAGAACGGCTGGACTCAACCAATCTCAATTAAACATTACTGGTCTTAAGCGTTGGATTGTAAGTGGTTTTGATCCTAAGGCCGCTCACATGAAGAATGGCGACTCCCTTGTTACCTACGATTGGGCAGTGCCTCTTTCTGTCTCCCTTTCAATGGGCGCACGAGGCCAAGAGAAAGCTGTCGAGAATGCAAATAAAACAAAGAGTGCTTTAGATGTCGCATCGACGGCAGCGGCTGGGATTGAAGGTGGATTAGAAACATTAGGCGATCAACCCCTCATCAAAACTTTTACCCAGTTGGCTCAAGGTAAGACTTTGCCTCAATCTTTGTTAGAAGCAGCAAAGGGGATTCCTGCCAGCTTCACTCCGACTCTTCTCAAACAATTTTATCAACTGACCGATAATACTCTCAGAGATACCAAGGATTCAAATCCGTTAAAAATGTCAGCAAATCTTGTGATTGCTAAAACCCCGTTGGCTGGGACTTTGCCCGCAAAAATTGATCCTTTTGGTAAGCCGATGGAAAGTTATCAAAATGGTTCGAACAATCTTTTGAACGTGATGTTCAATCCGGCTTTCATGTCGACATATCAACCTACCCCAGAAACGAAGATGGTTCTCGATCTTTACAAAAACACAAACGATGCGCGGGTGGTGCCAATTGTGGTTGGGGACAAATTTAAGTTCAATGGCATTCCTTTCGAAATGAACGGAAGACAGAGAAACTACATGCAGCAATGGGTAGGCGCCCGAACTCAAAGCATGTTTGCAAGCTTAGCTAATAACCCACAATTCATGGATGTTCCCGCTGTAGAAAAAGTCAAAGTCTTAGCGAATTATCTTACAGATTTAAGAAATAGCGCGAGAGCTGGATTTTTTCTGAATGAACTCAACCAGAAGCCTGTGAATCAACGGCCAGCGTACATGGCTCAAATTTTTCAACAAAATAAATTATCTCCCGAACAGATCAAAGGGGTCTTTCGGGATATCGCAACGTATCAAGCGCTTAAACAGCGTTAAGGAGGAAAGATGGCAATCGCAAGTGATTTAACGTCGAGGGAAATGACAAAATTCAGAGAGTCTACGGATGTGTCAGGGCAAGTAGGAATAGTAGTGGTGAATCCGGATGGCTCTTCTATTGGCTCAAGTGGGGGAGGGGGTAGCTCGGGAGTAAAGGCAGAGGATTCGGCTCATGCTTCTGGTGACAATGGTGTTGTGATGTTAGCCAAGAGAACTGATACCGCCGCGGTTTCTTCTGGAACAGATGGCGATTATTCAACAGTTAATGTTGATTCTCTTGGGGCTATGTGGATGCGTGAAGTGTTTGCCCCTGGATACGAGAATAATACCGATGGTGTAGCAAACACTTATCGTAAATTTCCCACAACATCGACTAACGCGGTATCTGTAGATCAAAGTGCGGCCCTCGAGGCATCGAGTGTAGCTAAGGCTTCTGCAGGCAGGTTTTTGGGTCTTCTTGGAAGAATTGATTCTACAGCAGGCAGTGGAACTTATTACATCCAAGTTTTAAATGCCTCTTCTTTGCCAGCCGATGGCGCAGTCACACACCTGAAAGCACCAAAGAAAATTCAACATACTACCGGGACGGACTCAGACTTCGAAATCGATGTCAATGATGTGGGAGGTATTTACGCTTCAACTGGAATCGTGTGGTGTATTTCAACAACGGAGTTTACGAAAACAATCGGTTCGGCTGTTGTTTCAGCCGATTGCTATTACGTTTAAGAAAGGGCAGCAAAATGAGAAATCAATCTACATCAAAAATTACACCTTCTGCGGATGTTGCAATACAATTAGTAAATCCGAAAACATTGAATGCAAATAATGCAACGGCCCATGTTCCTATCTTCAGGATTAGCGGGAGTGTTTTAATCAAAAAATTATATGGTGTTGTAACGACTGATCTCGGAACGACTCATACATTTCCCTACTTTAGAATAAATGACCAAACCACTCAGGAAGATCTCACAAGTGCAGGTGCTGGCCCCGATATCTCTGGTTATGTAGCGGGATCTTTACTCGTAAAAACAGGCCCGGGGGCATTAGGGGTCTCAGCATTCAATGCTGCTGCTTATGGGGTCGGACAATCTCCACCTGCTTCTTTTGTGTTGGTGGAAAAGGTCGGAGCCAATACAGACATCGAATATAATTATTCAACCACAGACACTCCCACTACAGGAGTTATTGATTTTTATGTTGAATACGAACCCTTATCCTCTGGTGGGCAAATATTTGCCGTGTAGTTTTTGAGGTAATTAATATGGCAAGATCCAGTGCTTCAAATAGATTGTTGGTTAAAAATATTCCATACGCGATTAAGACGGGCTCTGCTTCGGCTGGGGGGATTACTGTCGCGAATCATGCTTCCCTGAATCCAACGGCTGCCGTTACTTTAGAGGCATGGTTTTACGTGGAGCAATTTAATTTAGGCACGAACCTTCTCTTTGATAATTCCGATTCTGGAGCGACCTTCTCTTATTACCTTGATTTTTCAAATCAGGGTAGCATTCGCTGGTTCTCCACAATAAATGGAAGTTCACAAAACATTTTGGGAACGGCTACAAAAATTCAAGCTAGAACGTGGAATTTTATCAACGCAACTTTTACGGGCTCTGCCATTTATCTTTATTTGAATGGAGTAAAATTGCCCGAAGAGAAGACTGGATTAAGTGGGTCTTTAGGTACGAATCCCGGTACGTTGAGAATTGGTCGCAATTATTTAGCAACGACTCTTTATTGTTTAATTGGAAATATCTACCGTCCTCGTGTTTATAATGTGGGGTGTAGCTTGGCCGAGCATCAGGCCAGATTTTATCGGAACATAACCTCAAGTGCTTTACAAGCCGGGCTTGTTCTAGATCTTGCAATGATAGAAGGCTCAGGTTCATCTATTGCTGATGTGTCGGGTTTAGGCAATACAGGCACTATTGTTTCACCTTCAACTTGGGATAATGCTCAAGTTCCATCCAAATCAAGATCCGCTGTGTCCGGAAGAGTTGTAGTTTCAGGGAGGGTTGCAGCGTGATAAATATAGAATTGCAATTTAAAACCCCTAAACAAGAACAAGAATTCTATCAAGTCGATCCCCGCGTTCAAGCTCTCTTGCTACTCGCCGCTTTTACAATGAAAAAGCTTTGGGCCTACCAAGCAGTGGTGACCTCTATTCAAAGAGATAAAGTTGAACAAGATTCTTTGATTCACAATGGTGTGGGTGTGTCGAATTCGCCCCATTTAGATTGGCGCGCCGCAGATATTCGGCTTCATGATTTTCCTCAGAAACAACATGTCGGAGTTTTGGTTGATCTTCTTAATTTAGCATTCCCCAGAAATGATGGGTTAAAAGTTGCTCTGGCTCATGGAGAGGGGTCAAATTTTCATCTTCACCTTCAGGTTCCGAAAGTGAGGAGATTTTGACTGTTCAAGAGTGGACGAGTGTGGCGATGTTTGGATTTAGTATTTTAGGTGCTGTTTTGTCTTATTTTAAGACAACTACAGATATGCGTCATGATTTAGAAAGGTCGATCTATCGAGCGACAGAAAAAATAAGAGATGAGATGCGGCTTCAATACGCAACAAAAGAGGAAACCAAATTTCAGCATGAATCTCTAGTGGAGATTAAAACGGCTTTAAAAGAAATAAATTTAAAGTTGGAAAACTTTAGAAATTAAGGAGGAAACTATGAAGGCAGGTATTAAGACTACAGAATTCTGGATTACAATTTTAACTATTATTGGTTCTACGACAGCAAGCCTTGAAAAAATTCTTGATCCTAAATGGGCTGTTTTAATCGCAGGATTAAGCTCAGTCGCTTATACAATTTCTAGAGCCTTAGTTAAAAATGGTTCTGATGCTCAAATAAGCAATCAGCAATAATCTTTTATGAACTGGCTCGATTGGTTAGGAAAACTTTTTACCGCTATTGGGGCCTTTGCTCTTTATTCCCTCGGTAAGAGAGATGCTCAGACTAATTTTGAAAAACAGGTGGCGGAAAAAAAGCTCGAGCAACGAGATAATATTCAGAAAGCCCAAGAGGAAATAAGGAGTGAGACCGATGAAGTTAAGAAAAAACTTCCTAACGATTGGTCTGCTTACGATTCTGGTGGCAGGGTGCGCAAAAGAAGTAAAAGTTGAATGCGCACGGCCAGTAAAACCATCCTGCGCACCGGTGGTGCAGGAATATAAAGCCATGCTGGCCGAATCACAGCCAAGGCTTCGAATGCCTGAGCCCCATGAAGTGGTAGATATGATTGCATGCGTGAAATTACTTGAAAAGACATATTAAGTTAATTTTGCAAGCATATTTTAAAATTTGCTTGCATTTTTTTAAATATAATATATTTTGCAGGCATTAAAAGGAGAATGCTTGCATGGAAATAGAAACTAAAGGTAGGGCAAAGGGCGGGCTTGCAAGGGCTGAGACTCTTACGCCTCAAGAGCGTAAGGAAATAGCAATAAAGGCCGCAACTATAAGATGGAAGCCAGAATCACACAAAGACTCCCTTCCTAAAGCAACACATCGTGGGATGTTAGTAATTGGGGAGATAAAAATTCCATGCGCAGTACTAGATAATGGAAAGCGAATTATTACTGAACATGGGATTACCAAAGCTATTCTTGGCGTAATAAGTGGAGCTTCTCAAAGAGCAAAAAAGGCACAACACGAGGGGCAAGCCCCTTTACCTCTTTTTTTGGCCCCCAGCAATTTAAAGCCTTTTATTTCCGAAGACTTACTTTACGGGCCCCTAGTACCTATTAGCTATCGGGATAATCGTAAGCAGGTTGTTGGGTTTGATGCTACGATTTTGCCGGGGGCATGTGATGTCTGGCTTAGAGCTAGAGAGGCAAAAGCTTTACAAACACAGCAGTTGGATAAAGCACAAAAAGCAGAAATTCTTATGCGCGGTTTAGCTCATATTGGCATCATTGCCTTGGTAGACGAGGCAACAGGTTATCAAGAAGTTCGAGATAAAGAGGCTTTACAAGCGATTCTAGATGCTTATTTAAGAAAAGAGCTTGCAGTTTGGGCAAAACGATTTCCTGATGAATTTTATCAGCATATTTTTAGGTTGAGGGGTTGGACATGGAGAGGTAGAGGGGTTAATCCACCACAAGTTGTGGCTACTTATACAAAGGATATTGTTTATGCGCGACTTGCTCCACATATTATCGAAGAACTCGAAAGAAGAAATCCTGTTGAGGCAGGACGTAGAAAATCAAAGCATCATCAATGGTTGACTGATGATATAGGACATCCTGCTTTGGCGCAGCATTTACATGCTGTAATTACATTAATGAGAGTCTCATCAAGTTGGAATCAGTTCAAAGCTATGCTGGATTTGGCTCACCCAAAAAAGGGGGATACTTTACAATTGCCTCTTATGAACGAATCTCCTCCTTCCGAACCTATCGAGAATTTGCCGCTTTTTGGGCAATTTACTAATAGTCCTTCAGAGAAGCAAACTTCATTGCAACTTTTTATAGAAAATTAGAAAAGGAGTGTGGAAGTTAAAAGAGATTTAAATGGCTTCAACTGTTAAAGAAAATTTCGCTTTCATAGATAGTCAAAATGTCAACTTGGCCACTAGAGATCTTGGCTGGTCTCTAGATTTTGGGCGTTTTAGACAATATTTAAAAGATAAGTATAAAATTACGAAAGCATTTTTATTTATTGGATATATCCCCCAAAACCAAGATCTATATACCTATCTTCAAAAAGCCGGATACATCCTTATTTTCAAACCCACTCTGAGACTTGCTGATGGTAAGGTAAAAGGCAATGTTGATGCTGAACTAGTACTTCATGCGATGATAGAATATCCGAATTATGAGAAGGCATTGATCGTTACAGGGGATGGAGATTTCTATTGTTTAGTAGAGCATCTTCTAAAAAATAATAAACTGTTGAAGCTTATGGTTCCAAATCAGAGAAATTTTTCTCGGCTATATAGTAAGATCACTCAACATATTGTCTCGATGAATACTTTAAGAGATAAGGTAGGAAAAAAATAAAAAAGGAGCATCTCATCAGGGACGAAACCCATCAGATAGCCCCATATCGTGATAAATCAAATATAGCATTTTTTGTATCTTTGGCAACCCAATCTGTCAATTATTATCGACGTTATCGGCCGCTAGCCCAGTAAAGTTGCTAACTATATAGGATTGTTAAGATTTAGATAACTATTAAAACTGAAGGCTATATTTCTCACCTTTATTATCTTCGCAATTACCCATTCCGTGGGGAGAAAAACCACCTTGAATTGTAAAATTACACTGTAAAATAGTTTGCTTATCTCCAAGTAAGGTTGCTTGGGCTTGAGCAAGATTACTGTGTTGATTGGTGGGAGCTACGAAGTTAGAGCTTCCATTTTGAGAAAATGTGGTGCCTACAATTGCTCCACTTTTGTTCTCAACAAATGCCATATAGTCACCACTGAATATTTCTTCTGTTTTAATATTCTTGGCTAATATTTTTCCTTGGCGTTTTAACCAGATCTTTTGAATTCCCATTTCAAGCACGTTCCCATCTTTTAAAGAAATAATTTTCCCAGGAATAAGTTTTAGTTTCTTTTCTGGTTTTGATTCTGGTTGGGTTTCCTGTGCATAAAGGGGTAATAAGTGGGAAAATGATACGACTATAAGAATGAAGAATAAAGTTTTTTTCATGTCTGTTTTTTCCCTTATTTTTTGTTTAATTATTTACTTTTCTATTCCCCAATATCGTAGACAGCCTTGGTAAAAATCTTCTTTCAAATGCACATGAAGGGCTTTTTGGGCCATAATGTTTTCGTAAGTAAAGTTTTGCTTCATGAACTCACGTGCTCTTGTTTCACATCTATATCTTAAATAAGTAGGACGAACTTCAAACCATGTGAAAGATAATAAAACTCCAACAATGAGAAGTAGAACATAATTTTTGTTCATCAGATTACTTACAAAAAAGTCTATCGAACTAAAATTCTATTTTGGTTTTATTAAACAGACTTTGTGAATCCAATCAATTTCTGATTTCTTAAAAGCTAGAGGGTCATAGTTTGGATTGACTGAAAGGAGAAGGGTTAACCCGTCTTGGAACTTAATTTTCTTTAGAAAATACTCATCTCCTACTTTAGCAACCACCAAATCATTATTTAATACCTGGTCATTTGGACAGCAAACGATCATCCAACCTTTTTCTATAGCAGGGCTCATTGAATCACCTTCAACCTGAACAGCATAAGCGTGCTTGTCTTTGATCCACTCTGGGCGCTTAATTCGACGGAAACCTTCTCCAACGGGGTACCCTTGGTCATCGAAGAAACCGCCACGACCTGCTTTGACTAAAGAAATTACTGGGATGTCTCCATCGAGATAGGCAGGAGCATCTATTGCGTCAGGAGGACGCTCTTCTATTAATTTATGTAATTCATGCAACTTCTTTTCGTTGTAACCATATAAGAGTTCGGAAGGATGAATTTTTAAAGCTTTTGCAAAAGCCTCAATAGTATCAATTCTAGGTTTTTCGAATTCTCCAGATTCGAATCTTGATACATAACTAGTAGGTTTGCCTAATGCTTTTGCAACCTCTTCTTGAGTTATCCCTTTGAAAACTCTCACATCTTTAATTTTTTCCCACACAGATTTCATCAACTTCACCTTTCATAAAAATGAACATTAAACAATGTCATAAAAATGTAATATTTTATATTGACTGACAATTCATAATTATGTATAAACATAATTATGAAACAGGAAAAGATTGGGCAAGTCATCAAAGACATTCGAAGGCAGCGGTTTTTAACACAGATGCAGTTGGCAAAATTGGCAAAACTTTCCCCAGTAACAATTTGTGAAGTGGAAAGTGGGAAAAAAGACCCAACGTATAAGACTCTAAAAAAAATAGCCTCGGTGTTGAAAGCCAAAATTTTGTTTTCTGCAATTGAAGATAAGGCCGCTTAGTTACGCGGCTCCTGTTTTTATAAATATGAGAAGCTACAAAATACATGTCGGTAAACGCATTAAGGAAATAAGACTAAGTAGAGGTCTTTCTCAAAATGCTTTGGCAAATCTGGTTGGCTACCCTCGAGAGCGTGTCACAGCGATTGAGGGTAAAGAGCATCTTAACATTCGAACCATTCAAATTATTGCCAAAGGTTTGGGAGTTGAACCTCATGAACTCTTAAAGCCTATACGTCGCGCTGCATAATTTGCCCGGGCATTATCTCGTCAACTTTAATGAATGGTTGCTAATTATTTTTATGAAACATCTCAAATCGATACTTAAAAATGGTTGGGCATGGGCGAATTTAATCATCTGCTTAATGGCAATTGTTATCTTTTATGGTTCGCGCGCCACCATCAATCATTACCAGAATAGAGCCGCAATGTTTGAGAACAATTGGAAGTCCTGTGAAGGAATTTTGAATGCTCAGTAAAAGGGGGAAGGGAATGGATCAGTTTAAAGCCATCGCCTACATGCTGATTGCCTACATGTTACTCTTTTCCGGATTTAGTTTGCTCTATTGGGCAAGCCTGTGGGTCAAGGAAACATTTGGTCAGAAGACTAACCTGACGAGTCAAAGAAAGGAGGAGAGACTATGAAGATAGCACTTAAGCGATTTGCACATGCAATGAAACGCGTGTTTCGGCCGCAGTTAGGGAACGCTCAGATTTTTTATATTCATTGTCGCATCAATGGAAAACACAAAGTGATTTTGAATCGCCAATAAAAAACCCCGAATAGTTAGTAGCTATCCAGGGTTTGATAAATTTGAAACAAGGGAGATTATTTATGCCGCAGATTTTTCAAGAAAGCAATCAGGTTTTTGATTTTTTTAGGAACGAGCAAGACGAAGATAAATTGCTGCTTTGTTCAGAGCATAATCGCGAAATCGATCTAGACGAGGGGTGCGATGATTGTAACAGAGAATATGCCCGCAGAATCCGAGAAGAGCATGCTGAATACATTAGGTTACAGGGGAGGGGAGCATGAGTGAATTAACTAAAGAAGATTCCCAAGCATTGTCGAAAATTGAGCAAGTTTTAATGCAAGGGAATCTTTCATCTTTATCGAATGAAGAGAGAGTTACTTACTACAAAGTAGTTTGTAATTCGGCTGGGCTCAATCCTTTTACTAAACCTTTCGAATATATCACTTTAAACGGAAAATTAACTTTATACGCTACTCGGTCTTGTACTGACCAATTGCGCAGCCTGAAACAAGTTTCTGTAAAAATAGTGGAGCGGACAAAAATAGACGGACTTTATATCGTAACTGCCCAAGCTTCTGACAGTACAGGTAGAGTAGATGAATCTGTTGGAGCGGTACAAATTGAAGGGCTTTCCGGTGAGAAGTTAGCAAATGCCATCATGAAGGGTGAAACCAAAGCTAAACGCCGAGCCACTCTTTCTTTCTGCGGTCTTGGCTTCTTGGATGAGTCAGAAGTCGAAGGTACAATCAATGCGCCTTTTAAAGGCACTCAAGCCAATGTAGCTGAAGCCGTTCGCCCTCAAATTGAAGACACCGAAGAAAGAAGAAATCTTATCATAAAATTAGAAACTGTTGTGAGAGCCGGTGGCATCGAAACTTTGGCCCGTGAATGGAAAGAGCATTTAACCCCTGAGCAACGTAAATTGGTGGGCGCCGAAGAACTTCAAAGAATAAAATCAATTACTACCCCCTCAGATTTGGAGGTGGCATCATGATTGAACAAAGAACTGAGGCGTGGCATCAACAAAGATGCGGCAAGCTTACGGCTTCAAGGTTTTCGGATATACTTTCTGTTTTAAAAAGTGGGAAATCTTCTGAGTCGCGGTCAAAATATATGAGGGAAATTGTTTTTGAGATTCTCTCAGGTGTTCCAAAACAATCCAGTAATGCACAGGCTATGAAATGGGGAACGGAAATTGAGCAGTATGCTCGAGAATCCTATGAGCTTTATACCGGAAACATTGTTCAATCTGCCGAATTTACTCTTCACCCTCAATTCCAATACGTAGGTTGTTCGCCCGATGGCCTTATTGATTTCGATGGTGGCATTGAAATTAAGTGTCCACATGATGAGTCAAAACATATCCAGACTCTTCTTGAGGGTATGCCTCAGGAGCATATACCACAAATCCAAGGGACTCTTTTTGTCACCGGTCGTAAGTGGTGGGATTTTGTGAGTTACGATCCGCGCCAGGGTGAAGATTATCGCCTCTATATTCAGAGGGTTTATCGTGATGAAAAGTTCATAAACGATTTACGGGAGCGGCTCATTCAGTTTTGGAATGAATCATGTGAAATGGTTTGTCTTTTGAAAAACAGAAAGGCGCCTGCATAAAATGATTACGAACGAACAAGCTTTAGAAAAATTTACTCTAACTGACGCAGCAATCGCCATGATGGCTGAGCAGTTCTTGCCACTCAAGATTAATGGAGTGGAAGATAAGGTAGGTTATTCAAGGGTAAGAGAGGCCCGTTTAATCGTAAAGTCAAAACGAGTTGAAGTTGAGAAAGTTCGGAAGGAATTAAAGGAAGACTCATTACGCTATGGCAGGATTGTTGATGCTGAGGCAAAGAGAATAACATCCTTGCTCGAACCTATCGAAAAACACCTTCTTTATGAAGAAAATCAAATTAATACGGAAATAGAAAAAATAGCTGAGGAAAAAGAAAGAAAGCAGAAAGAGTTTTTACAAAATAGGGTTGATGCTTTTCTGAAATATGATTCTGTTTCGAGAGATTTAATGTCACTTGCCCAATTGTCTGAGGAAGATTTTCAGAAAGAATTAGAGTGCGCAAAATTTGAATTTGAGGAAAAGCAGAAAAGACTCGCTGAAATAGAAGCTGAGAAGAGAGCTGAAGCAGAAAGACTTAAAATTGAAGCTGAACGACAAGCCAAAATTGCCATCGAACAACGTGCTGCCCAAGAAAAGATTGATGCTGAGCGAAAAGCCATTGAAGATGAAAAACGGGCCATTGAGGAACAAAAGCTTCAGGAAGAAGCGGAGAAAAAAAGACAATTGGAGCTTGAACAGACACGCATAGAAGCTGCCGAGAAAGCCCGCATTGAAACAGAAGAAAGAATAAAGCGCGAGAGATTCGAAAAAATGGAGCAAGAAAGACTGGCCAAAGAAGAAGCTGAAAACCTTGAAGCTTTAAGGCCAGATAAGGAAAAATTACTTCGGTTTGCAGCAGAACTTGCAAACATAAAGCTCCCAACGCTTACCACAAAAGAAGCGACTATTATCCTCCAACAAGTTCAAGCGTCATTAATTTCCATTATCGATTTTATAGAAAAATCAGCGGAAAAACTTCATAAAAAAAGAAAGGCGGCCGTCTAATGTTTACGGATATAGATCGAGCAGAATGGAAAGATGCAAAGAGTGCTTCTACTAAATTACCTGACGGAAAATATAAAGGTCACATTAAATCCTCAAAATTTTCTGTAATGAGAAACGACGGATCTAGAAAGCTTTTAATCGAATATTTGATCACTTATCCGACTGAAAGTTTCGGAAGTTACACTCAATTTTTAGGCTTAGAAGGAAAGAATCAAAAATATTACACCCGGTTAGCTTTGTTTAATCTTGGTTTAAATGCAGACGTAGAACTTGATGGGATAGTCGATGAAATCAATCGAAATACAGGCAAATTAATAGAGTTAGAATTAGTAACTCAGGGTGAATATCAAAATTGCACAGTAAAAGAATCAAAGCAGGAAGAAGATGACGATGTCCCTTTTGGATGAAAAAGACACCGTTAAAATAGGTTCAACACTTGATTCGATTGCTACTCGAAAAGACGGCTCAATTAAGATGGTTTTTGAATCGCAGGAGATGAACCCAGAGCAAGGTTTAAACCTTTTCTCAATGCGGAATAAGTACGGTTTACTTTTCTTCATCCCGGAAGGGGTGAAAGAAGTTGTCGTTCCGGAATTGCCAAAGAAAAGATTTAAAGAAGAAAAATCCTATTCTCAGAGGTTAAGACACGCTCTTTATATTTTATGGAAACAATTAGGGGCTAAAGGTGATTCTGAAGACTTTTATAACTATCACATGGAAAAGTTTATTGAGCAGGTAAAAGAGAAATTGGAAAAAAGGTCATGAGTGCAGAAAAATTAGAACCATTCATTACGGCTAAACAAGTAGTGGAAAGCGGATTGTTTCCCGGGCTCAACGAAGAGAAACTTAAGGACTATGTCCGAAAGGGTTTGATTCAAGCCCATGGGCCTAGCAACGGTAAGACTTATTTGCTTACTGAAGTCTATGAGGGGTGGAAGAAAATTCAAAGGCGACAAGATCCTAGACAAAAATCTAAAATGTTTATGGTGAAGGAAAACTACAATGGTGGCGGTTCGCTATCGAAAAGATCGAGGCAAATGGCAGGTGGATTACAGAAGACGTGGGTTCCGGTATAG